TAGAAAACCTTTAAGCGGAGATGTTATAGAATTACCGCATTTAAAAGATGAGTATGCATTAAACGATTATGATGTTGCATTAAAACGCTTTTATGTTATCGAAGATATTACTCGAGCTGCTGAAGGATTTAGTCAAACTTGGTATCCGCATTTATATAGACTAAAATTAAAACAAATATACGACGGTAGAGAATATGCCGAAATTTTAGATTTACCAGTTAGTGAAACAAACGATACAACACTAAGAGATGTATTATCAACATATGAAAAAGAAATGCAAATTAATAATGCTGTAGTACAACAAGCAGAAGCAGATGCTCCACTTAGTGGGTATGACACTACGCACTTTTACACTATGGCCTATAACGAAGACGGAACAATTGATCTTGAAACAGCAGATCAAACAGATATAGATGCAAGTAATATTACTAACACAACAGACGAAATTTCTGCAAATCCTGAAAGAAGTGCATACAATGGATACTTAGTCGGTAATAATACTCCAAATGGTGCTCCGTATGGTGCAGGAATACAATTTCCTAGAGTAAATTATGACGGCGACTATTTCTTGCGTACTGATTTTTTACCTAATAGATTATTTAGATATGACGGAAGTAAATGGGTAAAAGTTGAAGATAATGTTAGAATGACATTAACTAATAGTCTTGATCGAATAACACAAAGACATTCATTTGTAAATAACACTAATAGTAGCGAGATTGCTGGAGAAACTGTCGAAGAAAGACAAAGTATATCTAAAGCACTAAAACCTAGGGCAGATAATTAATGCTATATTTTTATGACGGACAAGTAAGACGATATATTAGTCAAATTATACGTATGCTAAGTAATTTTTCTGTGCAAGACGGCAAAGGCGGATTAAAAGAAATACCAGTAATGTATGGTGATCTTACTAGACAAGTGGCTAATATAATTAGAGAAAATAGCGAAAATAAATTGCCTAGTGCGCCACGAATGAGTGTTTATGTTACAGGCTTAGAATTAGAAAGAGATAGAATACAAGATCCTAGTTTTATTAAAAAAACAAACATTGTAGAACGTGCATATGATGAAGAAAATAATCAATATCTTAACTATCAAGGTAAAAACTATACTGTAGAAAAACTTATGCCTATGCCTTATTTGCTGCGAGTTAATGCAGATATCTGGGCAAGTAGTACAGATCAAAAATTACAAATATTAGAACAAATTTTAGTATTTTTTACACCGAGTCTTGAAATACAAACTACTGACAATTATGTCGACTGGACAAGTTTAACTGTTATAAATCTTGATAATATACAATGGACAAATAGAAGTATTCCAGTAGGTGTAGATAGTGAAATTGATGTAGCAACACTTACATTTACAACTCCGATTTATATTAGCACTCCGGCTAAAGTAAAACGTCTAGGTGCTATAACTAATATTATTACAAGTATGTTTGACGAAACTCAGGGTACTATTGATTTAGGAAATGATCAAGCATCTTTAAACAGATGGGACGATGTTGCAACATCGGGTAGATTCACAGGCGAGTTTGGTGAAACAGCCGAAACACAAATTGCAAAACATTCAGCTGATGTTAATGATGGACAATACGGTGTATATATAAGAGGAAATCAAGCACAGTTATACGGTAGAGGTTCTATCGGTACAACAAGTTGGCGTTCAGTAACAGAAAATTTACCAGGAACTTATACCGGGGGCGTCAGTAGAATATTCCTAACAAGTTTAGACACTGATGCAGTTCTTACTGGAACAATTGCATTAAATGAATTAGATGAAACAATACTAATAGTAAACTGGGATGTTGACAGTTTTCCTGACGATGACATTATTTCCAGTGACATCGGCGATCGTACTAGTATAGATTATATAATTGATCCACGTAGACGTAATCCTTCTGATATTAAAACTCCAGGTACTAGGATACTACTTTTAGATGATATCGGTGGAGAAGATGCACTAGAATCAGCAATAGCGTGGAAAAATGTAGACAATAGTCAATTAGTAGCAAGTGCTAATGATATAATAGAATGGACTGGTACAAAATGGAATATAATTTTTGATGCTAGCGAAACAGATGAAATAACTTATATTACTAATTTAAATACAGGAATACAATACAGGTTTAGCAATGGTGAATGGCTAATAAGTGTTGAAGGCGATTATCCAGTTGGCACCTGGCGTCTTGACCTTTATGGCTAATTATTATTATGAAACAAATAATCTGTAGCGGTGCTTTATTCTACTCTCTTGACACTCGAAGATTTCTTTTTTTACACAGAAATAATGGTAAAAGAAAAAATCTATGGGGATTAGTCGGAGGTACTAATGAAGATAAGGAAACACCTTGGGAAGGACTTCGTAGAGAAGTTGAAGAGGAAATAGGGTTTCTGCCAGAAATAGTAAAAACTATGCCATTAGAAACTTTTATATCTAATGATGAGCTATTTCATTATCATACATATATTTGTATAGTTCAAGACGAATTTATTCCAAAACTAAATTTTGAACATGATGGATATGCTTGGGTTAGTTTTACAAAGTGGCCCAAACCATTACACGACGGTGTAAGAAATACACTAAACAATAGAGTTAATCAAAAAAAATTACAGACAGTATTTGAAGTGTTAGATTTATTATTAGAGAAAAGCAATGGAACCAAAACAATTTAGAAATATAGGATATATGTTACACAAACTACAAGATAGTGAGCTGTCTCATATATCTCAACGAATTAAAGATATACAAGATAATTTTGATACTTCTACTCCGGTAAATTATCAACTTATAGGACAAATTGAAAGAGAATTTGATCTAGGAGATGATAAAAAGTGTCAAGAAGAAATGTATAAAATTTTAATGCCGCTTGTAGAAGAATATGAAAATCATTTTACTTATTTAAAAAATAGATCAAGATTATTAGTTGATAAAAGTCCTGCACTTACTTTAGAAAGTTTGTGGGTAAATTATCAAAAAAAATATGAATTTAATCCTACACATAATCACAACGGCGTATATTCATTTGTTATATGGCACAAAATACCATATAGTATAGAAGACGAAAAACAAAATAGTCCAGGTAAAAAAGCAAATAATGCATTAGCTGGACACTTTGAATTTCAATTTACTAATAGTTTAGGAAATATATTGCAGGAATCATTGCCTGTAGATAAAGAATGGAATAATACTATCTGTCTTTTCCCTGCTGAAATGATACATAATGTGTATCCATTTTTTACATCAGACGATTATAGAATTACAATTTCAGGAAATATAAGTTTGGAGATACATAAGTGAGTGATAATGTAGAAAAACATCCTTGGGGATTTGAAGCAGTATGGGCAAACGCTGACGGCTATGGTGCTAAACATATGATGTTCCTACAAGCAGGAAGTAAAACCGATATATTTTTTCAAAAAAAGACACATAAAACTTGGTTTGTTGCATCAGGAAATTTTTCTATAAAATGGATAGATACAAGTAATGGTAAAGTATTTGAATCGAAATTAGAAGAAGGATCTGTGTTTGAAGTTGAAACTTTAAAGCCAGTATGTTTAGAAGCACTTGCAGATAATAGTTCAATTACTGAAGTTAATAACGGTATATACGATAATGATAAATTTATTGTTTACCCTAGTAATAATGTAGGAATATAGATGTTACCTAAACTATCAGAATCACAATTCTTTAAAGACGAACTAAAATTGTTTGAAATTCATATGCAAGATCTATCAAATGACAAAAAAATCGAAGCACAAAAAAAGATTGCAAGTCTTTTAGAACTAGTAGAATATGTAGACACAGGTCATACACAAAAAATTGGATCTAGAATAACTCCGTCATTAATGGATAATACTAGATCGCAAATTGTAGATCTTAGAAAACAAATAGCAAAAATTTGTAATATTAAGATATAGTTATTACGCCAAACATATTATTGTGGAATTCACATTGATAATAATATGTTCCTGTAGTTGTTGGTGTCCAGTATACTGATCCTAAAGTTGCACCTGGATTAGTTACACCTATGACTTGATCGCCTGTACCTGTACCTTGAACAGTCTTGAGGTAGAAAGGATGTCCTGGTGCATTTACAGAGAATTCAACGTAATCGCCAACATTAAATGCTAGTGCAGGATCATTTCCGTTTACATTACCGTTTCTGTCACTACCGCTTAGAGTATAGTTTTGTGCATTATTAGCACTTACACTAATAACATAATCAGGTGCAACACTAGTATCTAGAATTGTTACATCTTCTGTTAAACTGCCAGTATTATTACCTAGACTATCTGTTGATGCAAGTGTAACCGTCATTGTTTCTACACCTTCAGTTACTGAATCGTTTTCTAATGTAATAGTAAATGTGCCTGTGCCACTATTAATGTTAATTACACCGCCTAGTGTCGCCGCTGTAATATCATCTACAGTTACACCAGAGATAGAATACCCAACAGTTGTGCCATCATCTACTCCGCTTGTAGATAGTGTATATGTAACAGTTGTTCCTTCTCCTACTTCGGTTGCATCAGCAGTTAATGAATCATATGTTATAGGAATCGATGTGTCTGCAATATCAATGTCAATACTATCTCGACCATTATCTAATGATAGTGTCATAGTTTCTGGACCTTCTGTAGTAACATCGTTTGCAATGACAAATGCTATTGTATCTGTATTACTATTAACTGTAAAGTTGCCAGTAATACTACCACTACTCAAGTCACTTGCATCGATACCTGTTATTGTATATGCAATAGATGTGCCATTAGCTAGACTTGTAGTATCAAGTGTAATATTTACTGTATCGCCTTCATCGACGGACACACTATTTGCACTTAGTTCGTATGTTGGACCTAGACTTGTATCTAAAATTGTAATACTAATGTCATCTGCACTATTATCTAGTGCTAGATTCATAACTTCAGATCCTTCTGTAGTAATATCTTGATCAAATGTGAAACTCAATGATGCAAAATTACTGCTAACAGTAAAGTTACCTGTTATAGATCCGCTTGATAAATCCGATGCATCTATACCTGTAATAGTATACGGAACAACTGTTCCGTTTGATACGTTTGTTGTGTTAAGTAAAATATTTACACTATCGCCTTCATTAACAGTTGTTGAACCAGAGCTTAGTATATATGTAGGTGATCCTGTAATACTAGTATCATTAATTACAACACTTACATCTTCACCTAGTCCGTCTAATGTTAATGTTAATGATTCACTACCTTCTGTAGTAGCATCTGCTGCAATATTTATTGCAAGTGTATCTGTATTTGAAGTTATAGTAAACGATCCTGTTAGTGCTATATCTATATCAGATACATCAACACCTGTAATTGTGTATGGAATACTAGTAGCATCTGCTATATCTGTTGTTGTAAGAGTAATAACAATCGAATCGCCTTCGTTTACATCTGGAACACTACTTGATAGACTATAGGTCGGCGGCGCTGTACTTGTATCTGCAATAACCACATTGTCTGATAAAGAAGTTGTTCCATTTCCGTTACTATCAGTTGCATCTAATGTTATTGTAAGAGTTTCAGCACCTTCTGTATCTAAGTCTTCTACAAGATCTATGCTTAATGTTGATGTATTACCTACAATTGTAAATATACCAGTTAAGCTTACTAAGTCTATATCATCTACCGATACCCCTGTAATTGTATATCCAACTGTTGTATCATCAGCAATTTGACTTGTATTAAGAGTAAACGTAATTGTCTCGCCTTCATTTGCCGTTTCTACATCTGCTGCAAGACTTGTATATGTCGGAACAACAGGAGTTGTACTAGTGTCTATAATAGTAACATCAACACTATCACCGCCATTGTCAAGTGCTAGTGTAATTATTTCAGTGCCTTCTGTAGACAAGTCCTCTGCTAATGTAAAGCTAATATT